GTACCAGTCATATAGCCTAAAATAGCATGACAAGCCACTTGTGCGGTGTCAAAGTCTTTAAACGTGTAGTGGAATGTGAATGTCTTTGGTGTGTCTGAAAATGTTCTCATATTATTTCTCTTTTGTGATTGCTATAATGTCTGATAAATTGATGATGGCAGAAGGAGATGCTACCCAGTTTGGCTGTTGGCCAGATAAAAGATATTTGATCAACTCATTATAAAGGGTGCGGTCTCCTTGTATGGTGATGGTGTTGCCACCTCGTGTGTGTAATTTTAGTTTCATATCAGTTACCTGTACAAGACCAATAAAGAAGTTGTGGTACTCATGTCTTCATAGTTGCCATAAGTGGCTTCTGAAAACTTGATGTCTATCACAGATACCGATAGGGTAAAGAGATTGACCCGATATTCAAAATCATCTAGTGATTCATTGTGTTTTTGATAAAATAGTTTGATTTTCATGTTTTAGCTCCTTTCTCAACAGGTATCGCAAAGCCACAGTCAAAGACCCATTGGTAACCACGTCGTGTTAGTTCTGGTCTGGTAAAATCACAATCACCCGGTCTAGACTTTGTGTTGAAATTAATTTTGGTGATAAAGTCATAACCGCATTGACCATTAGGAAGTTCCAATCGGTATAGTTGGTCGTTTGGCAAATCATCATAATTGTAACGCATTTTCTTTACGCCATGATTTGTATAGTTAGGATTCATATGTCCCTCTTTTCTCTCTAAAATGTGTGCTTTTTGTTTTTTTAAAAATCAAATAGCACAGCAAAAAGCACAGGGATAAAGCCAGTGGTATCAAGGGGGTTGGGCACTTTGTGCTTTTAGTAGCATTAATTTGAGCAAAAGACTTTCTTTTTTTGCACGCGCACTATTAGTTATAAATATTATTATCTATAATATTAAATACTACTAATACTACAATAGAGTATAAAGCCTATAATACCAAGGTTTTAGCTTGTGTCATTACGTGTAGTTTTTATGTAGCATTAGTGTAGTTTTTAAACTCGTTCATAGTAAGGTACGGGAGTTCCACCTTTAAATAGTCTTTTTCTTGCGGGATTCTCTCCTTTTTTCCAGCCGTCATCATTATCTAAGTAATCACGTATTTTTTGAGAAATAAGGGCCTTACCACCTTGCGTTGGTTTTTGGTTAAATCCTAGATAAGCGATATGGTTAGGACTTGTCACTTGGAGTAAGCAATCTGTCTGTGCGGAAGGGTAGTCACTATAGCTTTGAGCATTATCTAACGGCTCTCCTAGCTGTTTGAGGATGTATTGCCGTTGTTCATACTGTGATAAGCTATCCCAACCTTCAACAATTTGAAACTCATTCAGTAATTGATCAATAATTTCTTTGTCGACGTCTTCAACCTTATAATCTTCTTGAATGTCTGCTAACTGATTCATTAACTCTTTAGATGGCGTTAGTGGTTCATAATTGTTAAACCATACTTTGGCTTCAGCGAGTACCTGTAAGAAATAATCTTCTTCCACCTCCATAGGATGTTTTTTCACGTCATTGATACCACATTCAATAGGGAAAAAGCGTCTTTCTGTTCCACTATCCTTAAGAAAAGATTTTTTATTAGCTGTTCCGATAAAGACACAGTGCCTTGGATGAGGAGTGGCTTTACGTTCATAAGGTTCACGATAAGTATCACTATCTGAGGAAATGAAGCTTTTAACTGTTTCAATTTCTGCCTTTGACATGCCTTTTAGCTCCCCTAGCTCAATAATGGCATTGGCTTGTATCTTCTGATAATCACTATCATTTTTACCAAACTTGATTTCTGAATCAGTGTGGTAGCTAGGGAGTAGTCGCTTAGTAACGGTGCTTTTCCCAGTTCCTTGTCTTTTATCAATGAGAATAGGAACGACTTCAAACTTTACTTTACGGAGATAAATTCTAGCCATGAGACCTGTTAGCCATACTTTGGCAATTTCTCTATTATAGGAATTATCAGCACAGCCTAATAGATCAATAAAGTAGCGTTCTCCTCTAGCTTTACCATCCCATTTTTGACTTTCAATACGCTGTTTAATGGGGTGATAAGTGTTCTTTTTAGCTAAAGCGGTAATAGCTACCTCTATATGTTCTTTACGAGGGGTAAACCGATATTTTTCATCAATGAATGCAATACAAAGGCTGGTCTGCTCGTTCGTCCATAGCCCTTTTTCTTTAGACCAAGGAACTGCTTTAGTGATTTCAATAGTTTTTTCAAATTCGTTGTATTTAATACCTGTGAAGATATTTTCGTAGAATTCAAAAACCTTACCGACATTGTAGGGGCTACTAATGACATATTCTTTGTCTCCTCTGCCTTTTCGTGTCCTGAAAGCCGGAGCAAAAGCAGGTTGAGTGGCTTGCGATAGTTTATTTTGATAGTCTTTCAATTCTTCTTTGTCTATGGCTTGATTCCTCTCTTTCTTAATTCTTTATCAAGTATGCTTCTAAAGGTTGTATCTATCTCATCAATGGGTAGTGGCTTAGTTGTCACGCTGTTAGCTATTTGTACCAGCTCATAAGCCGTCTCTAAATCACAATCCACCCATTTATTAAATAGCAAGCCAACAAATTTAGTTAAGGCCACGTTGCGCCCGCCTTCGTTTCCAAAACCATTAAACAAGGTATCTATGACCCTCATGGTAATAGAACGCTGACTTCTAGGGCGTGGCGTGTAAGTAGTAACAACTTGTCTGTTTGGCGTGCTACCATTTTTAGGAACAGGATAATCAAGACCATGGTTCACATAGCGCTGATAGTCCTCTGGGTCGCCTGTTGTAACGGGTAAGCCTTGTAATTGCGACCAGGTAAGACTAGCTAAATCAAAAGGCAGTCCAATCTTATCGGCTATCTCCTTGACCACTTGTTTATAAGTTGCTTCAGTCATCACGTCACTAGGCTTCATGACAAGGCGATAACGGGGCTTCTCGGGGGTGTGTTTAATCGTTGGATAAATAATATAACTATACTCCCAAAGCGTCTGAGAAACGATTTTAGGTAGGTTGACGCCTGTTTCTATCTCGTCATAGTCAAGAAAAATCAAATCGCGATAAACTAAACTAGCATTATTGCGCTTATAGCTACCGTTTTTCTCTGCTGTGACCTTGCCACTTAGGCAGTAGGGGGCTTGTGTTCGCTTGTATTCTTCAATATCAATATCCTCAGGCGGTTTCAAAGGTCTAAACTGAGCAATATAGTCAAATGGTTCTAAAGGTCCTTTGTAGGGGTACAAATAAGAGCTAAAGCCTCTTGCTTCATAAATAGCCATCTACACATTTACCCCCAAAAAGATAAGAATATCACTGACCTTGTAATAATGTTTCCTGGTGTCTTCTAGTGGTGGTTGGTATCGTCTTAACCCAGCATTTTCCCACCGTTTTAGGGTTTTACCTTTGATATTTAATTCCTCTTTGACTTGTTCGGCCGTGATCAACCCTAAAACTCTTGGTTTAGGTTTCTGGTAGGCTTCCAAAAAGCGATTAAAAGCGGTCAGGTTTTGTTCTAAGAGTTTGGCTTCATAATCTTGACTAAATACGTTCATGCCTAACCTCCTTTGAGTAATTCCTTATAACTGGTTAAATCGGCATTCAATAACACACTTAGGCGTTCCTGTTCCTTTTGTACTTGATTATAAAAGGCTTTAGCACCATCTAGTAATTCTTCTTTGTTAGCTGGGATAAAGTACCCACGATTGAATCCGTGTCTAATGCCGATAATAGGGACGTTATAGCGCGTGATTAAGCTACTGATGATACTTTGGACGGAGCGTTCTTCAAGTTTCAGTATTAAGCTAATCTCTGCCCCTGTAATGGGGTTGTCTGCTCCAACCTTGATCAGATTAAGGACACGTCTATAATTCTCTGGTAGTGTCATTCAGTTCCTCCCTAATTGTAATAATGGTTCTGTGATTGAATATAAGCCCCATAGTTTGCGTTCTGACGTGGTTTAGGGACTTGGGTATCTTCTGGTAAATCAATGTCTATTAATGACTTAGAACGGCTAAGAAGAAGCCCTAAGAGACCTAAAACAAAGAATAGAATAAGCGTCTGTGTTGGTGTGAGGTTAAGTTCTTGCATGGTTACAACTCCTTTCTGTATTTACGTGTCGTCTTATCATGGTCAGAAATAAGGCACTTCAAAGCGCTACAACTCGTGTTTATAATTGCACTAGTTGTTTCCTTACTATATTCTTGAGCAGCCAAATCTAGGACATCTAGAATATCCATAAGTTGACCGCAAAGACCTTCATAATCTACCAAAATGTCGTTAGCGATTTCATTTAATTCTTTAATGCTTTTCATGCTGTTCCTCACTTAAATAAGTTTCTAGTTCCCCTGAGTCTTTCTCTGAACAAGGTAAACCGTTAACGGCTCTAAAGACAATCTCTGTGGTTCGTTGATAGTCTAAAGCGTCCCATGCTTCTTCAAAGCTGGTGGCACTTTTTCTGAATTTAATGACGTACTCTGTCATAACGTTAGCAATAATTACCCAAGCAATATGTTGGTTATATAGTCGAGTGAAAAAGACTTCAGCTTTATCTTTGCTGAGTTGGCGATTTTTGAACATTTCTAGCTGTTCAGGATTGTATCTATCTTTTGAAAAAGGATTTGTTTCTACTCTATATTTCATTATGTTTTTTCTCGCTTAATTATTATTTTCTGTGTAGTGTTTTTATTGATTGCTTGTTTCTTATACTAGATTCATGCTAGTTTTAAGGGGTAGCTCCCTGATTAGTTCATGTTAGTGTATAATTCTGCGAATAACTCGCTAGGGATACGTTCTAGCGCTTTTTGTTGTAAGTGGATGGCTTTAATTCTATCTTGTGTTTTGGTTTTAATGTCTTCTATAATTTCGGATGTCGAGACCACTTGTTCATAGTAAATGTTAGCTTTATAAATGAGTCCTTGCTCTTTTAACTCCTTGTTAGCCATTTTTTCAAGCGTAACTTCATGTAATACTTCAACATTACGATAATGACCGTTTTTGAGGTCGAATTTTAGCCATTTTTTACGCTTCCATTTATATAGAGTGCTTCTGCAAACTTCTGAATTCCCAAAACCAAGAAAAGAAGCGATTTCTGTTAATGTTTTCCCTTCAATTTCAGATAGTTTATAAGCGACGTTTCTAAATAACACTCTCGGATTTCTTTTTTTCTTAATCATATTGTCTTGATTTTTGAGCACACAAAAAGCGCACTCCCTTTCTTTTTTTGTGTTGACTGAAAAAGAGTACGCATGTATAATATTTACGTACCTACTTTGTGGGTGCTGGCTCTATCACGTTGACGGTTTGGCGATTGTAAACGTGGTAGAGTACTTTTTTATTTTGTAAGATTTTCAAAGGCTTTTCTCAAAGTCTCGGGTTTAGTCAAGTTATTCTCTTTAGCGTACTTATTTAGTTTGCTATCTAACTCTTCACTAACCCTTACCGTTAATTTAACAGTATTTGAGTTTTCTCCCTTTGGTCGTCCTACTCGTTTTTTGGTGTCGGTCATTGAGTTTATCACTCCTTTCATGTCGACAAAAACTATTATAGTTTATGTCGTCAATAATTGTCAACCCCTAAACCAAACTTTTTTTGCGTACTCTATTTTATTTTCAATGACCAGTATGATACAATGGAAGTATCAAATATTTACTAAAACCCCTTTAATAATAGCTTGCCTGCTTTATTAATTGAGTTTAGTTATACTAGTTGAAGGCTTGGAAGTTTGGTCGCTGTCAAAGCCTTTTTTGTTGTTTTCACGCGCATTGTAGCGTGTTTTTTAATGCCATTGTCTTAATATCTTGATAGGTAAAATTAAGATTGATAAGAGCGATTGCCATATCTTCTAAAGCGGTGTACTGTGCTAGCTCAATTGAGTTTAAGCAGTCAATACCAGAATAACCACCTCTGGTTGCTTTTAATTGCTTGCTATTCTTACCAGTAACAGCTTTAAGCAATAGATTGTACACAGTCGGATAAGCCATTTTAGGCGCGTGTTCCCATGTCTTGATAGCTTCATTAAGTGTTTTTCGTTTAGGAGCTTCAAGAGAGCGCTGTAACCTAATTTGAGTGAGTTCTTCTCGCATTTCAAAGAATGCCTTGACTAGGTTCTTTTTAAACTCTCTGACTGGTTCGGTATTTCCTAGATAGGTAACTAATAAAGTCGCCTGCTGTTCGTTTAAGTGATAAATTCTTCTAGGTCGTCCGCCTAGTGAACCTTTTTCAGGTTTATGGATTTCAAATGACAAAACCCCAAACGCTTCTAAATCCTTTTTATGCTTATCGATCAGCTTTCTAACTGAAATAATGTCAATTTCAGCATGCTCAGCTATGATGTCGTGTGTGGTGTACGGCTCTTTCTTACCG